TAGGTACAAGAAAAAAGCAAACGAAGTAAGAAAAATGATGCCACAAGAACGAGTAGAAGCAATCCCACACCTTACCGATTTAGAAATAATTGATTACAGTTATCAAGAATATAAGCTTTTAGAAAATAGAACTTTTGATAGGTTGTTTAACCCATTGAGCGTATTTACAAAGCTTAATAGTACGGGCATTAAGAAGTGGACAAAAGAAGATGGCGCACTTGCTAAAAAGAAATTAATAGAGATTATTACCTACAAAGCTAATAAAATGGACATAATAAGTGCAAAGCAGTACCGAGACGAATGGACTGAAAGTTGGCTTAAGAACCAAGCAAGAGCCGTAGCCGTAGCTTTATTTTTTGATTTGCAAATTAAAAATGGCAAAGTATCGTTTTCTTAATATAGTTTTGTAATATGACCGCAAACGAACTAACCAAAGAAGCAATCAAGACCCTGAATAAAAACGGGTGCTTTGTATGGCGCAATAACAATCTTGCGGTTAGGGGTCGCACGTTTATTGGACTTAAAGGAGTTCCAGATGTTGTAGGCTTTCACACACAAACCGGAGTAGCGGTATACTGCGAAACCAAAGCAATAGGAGATAAACTAAGTACCTACCAAATAGCATTTTTAAACTTAGCAAAGACGGCAAATTGCTTCTGTTATTTAGCAACCGAAGAGAACGGCAAATTAACCTTAAAAGAATATGAACAAGAATAGCATCATATTAGAACTTTGGGAGAGCCGAGAACTTAAGGAAGCAATAGATAAAATGCAGCCTGAAGATTTACGAGAAGATTTAAGAAGCGAACTATTTAAGGTGTTATGCGAAATGGAAGAAGAGCGATTAATTGATATGCGCACACGCAATGTATTAAAGTTCTACTTAGTTAGAACTATGATTAATATGATGCAAAGTAACACAAGCCAATTTTATAGAACATACCGAAAACCTTTAGAAGTAGAATTAATAGTACACGATAGAGACGAAGATTTACTTAACAAAGTAGAAGATGAGTTATCAAAGATGCATTGGTACAAAGCTGAATTATTACGAGTGTATGCTATTAAACACAACTGCAACGCTAAAGAATTAAGCAGAGTTACAGGCATACCTTATATGTCAATACATAGGGAACTTAAATTAACTAAACGAGAACTTAAAAAACAATTACGCAAATGATAATTATAGCAGCGATATGCTTTGCAATTTTCTTTGTAGAGATACACCAATTCCATAGGAAGTGGAAGTTAGATTTTAAGCCCTTTAGTTGCACAAGTTGTTTAGCAGCTTGGACAGGTTTGGCTTTATATTTACTACCTGCAATATGTACCGATGTTATTGCGTTTGTATTTATACCCGGAGTAGCAGCTCCTTTACTTTCTAAACTAATGTGGAACTTATGGAAATAGAACACCGCAACTTTTTAGATGATAACATTGGTAATTGGCATACAGTACAAAATGGTTATGTGCGTAATATCGATTTAGACATCTTAAAAATGTACGAGCATATTTATCGCAAGTATATGAGTGCAGATTTTATCTTAACAGTATGGTGCGGTAATTGTATCTTCGATATGATTAAACGATTATACACTTGGTACGAAGAACAACCTAAACCTAAAAATAAAAAAAAGAATGGCTAACTTTATACACCCTACCGCTATCATTGGAGATAACGTAATTATCGGAGACGGAAACTACATTGGTGCTTATTGTATTATTGGCGACAAAGCCGAGCATAAAAAGTTCTGGCAAAAAGAAAAAGGCAAAGTTTACATTGGCGATAACAATGTTATTACAGGACTTGTAACAATAGACGCAGGAACGGAGATTGATACCTTTATTGGTAATAATTGTTTCATAATGAAACACGCACACATTGGACACGATTGTACAATTTTAGATAATGTTACTATAAGCTGCGGAGCAAAAATAGGTGGGCATTCAATTATTGACAAAGGTGCTAACATAGGACTTAACGCAGTTCTACATCAGTTTGCAAACGTAGGAGAGAATTGTATGATAGGGGCAAGTGCTTTTGTTAAAGGAGATGCAAAACCAAATACTAAATACGCAGGAGTTCCTGCACGAGAAATTGGTTCAAACATAAGATAATGAAAGTAGCTATTTTATTACTTACACAAAATAGGCACGATTTAACGCAGCGTGTAATCAACCAAAACTTTTACAATAGCGGCTACAATGCCGACTGCTTCTTAATAGATAACGGAAGCGACAGGCACGAAACGTTTAATTATCCATTTGCCGGTTATGAGTTATCAAAAGAAAAACGAGGTATAGCGGCAGGAGTAAACGCAGGACTTAGGCTAACCCAGAATTACGATGCGGTTTGTTTATTAGCCAACGACATATTACTTCCTGAGAATTGGTTAGCTAAGTTTGTATTGTTTGCACAACGAATAGAAAAGACAGGCATAATAGGAATACATTGTGTAGAAGCATTACCACCAATAGTAGATGGTGTACATAAAGTACATACACCTTTTGGAGATAACTTTATTACTCGTGAATTAATAGACACGATAGGTGGTTACAATACCGAGTATGACCCATACGGAATGCAAGATGCAGATTACGGGGAACGTGCAACTATTACAGGCTTTACTAATTACTACCTTCCAGATATGAGGTCGGAACATATAGGACACGATGTCGGAAACGGAACGGAATATAGACGAATGAAAGACGAAAGTTTAGCAAGGGCGCAAAGCGTTTGGGAAAAATACCAAGACATCTATCACAACCAAAAGAATATAAGATGCGAATACTTTGTATAACTTCAGCTAATTCAGGAGTAGGACTGCACCGAATAATGATGCCAATAGTACACTTAGAAAAAGAATATGCACTTATTACCGATGTACTTAATGACGAACTACTTGAGCAAGGTTGGGATATTGTGCTAATGAATAGAATGCTTAACGAGATAGATGCAAAGCAAATGGACACCTGGAGAACTAAGTATGGCTTTAAGTTAGTTGTTGATAATGACGATTACTGGGAACTAAACGAAAGCCATTTATTGTATTTAAGATATAAGCTTAACAATATACCTAAACTAATTACCGACTACTTAAATATTGCAGACCTATGCACCTGCACTCACGAAAGGTTAGCAGCTGAGATAAACTCATACAATAAGAACGTTCACATCTTACCAAACGCATTACCTTACGGACAAGAGCAGTTCCAGGATAACAAGACCGAAGATTACAAGGTTAGATTATTTTGGAGCGGTAGCGGAACGCACGAGAGAGATTTAGAAATACTTAGGCAGCCTTTTAAAAGGTTACAAGGTATGAATATAAGAACAGTTATAGCAGGTTACAATGACGGGGAGAAACCTATATGGGATAAAATGATAGATGCGTTCACTTGCGGACTAAAGCTTAACCCTACTATCTACAACTATGCAAAGGTCACGGAATATATGGGTGCTTATACGGATAGCGATATTTCAATTATACCATTGGTAGATAACAAGTTCAATGCTATGAAGTCAAATTTAAAGGTATTAGAAACGGCTGCTAAAAAGAACCCTGCCATAGTTAGCCACGTCAATCCTTACTTAGATATGCCCGTGCATTACGTTAAAAGCCAGAAAGATTGGTACAAACATATTAAAGATTTAGTAAGCGATGCGGATATGCGAAAGGAAAGCGGACAGAAGTTGTTTGAGTTCTGCCAAAAGAAGTATAACTTTGACGAGATAAATTTAGACCGAAAGTATATTTATAGTAAACTATGCCAGTAATAAAATGCTCTAACGGCAAATATAGAATAGGCTCAGGCGGTTGCGTTTACGATACCGAGGAGAAGGCAATGCAAGTTTGGAAGGCTATTCTTGCAGGTGGCAAGTTTGCCGAAAGCTATACCGACTATCCTGAAAGTGCAACTAATAACGCAAAAAGGGCAATAGAATGGGCAGATAAAAATGGTTGGGGTTCTTGCGGAGAAGCAACAGGTAAAGCAAGAGCAAGGCAGTTGGCAAATCGTGAGCCGATTAGTAGAGATACGATTGCCCGTATGGCTTCCTTTAAAAGACATCAGCAACATAAAGACGTGCCTTATAGTGAAGGTTGTGGCGGTTTAATGTGGGACGCTTGGGGCGGAACTTCTGGTGTTGAATGGGCTATTAATAAGTTAAAAGAGATAGACGGAAAATAATTTGCATAGTTAATTTTTTTAAACAATTATTATTAATCAACGAAAAAAATTAATGGGGAAACTATGCAGAAACACACACAAATTTATTTGCAGGGAATGGGGTATAAAAAAACGGACTTCATTCCTTGCGAAGTGTGTGGCTCACAAGCGGTAGACATACATCATATTGAGGCGAGGGGAATGGGTGGAAGCAAAAAGGCAGACACGATAGAAAACCTTATGGGTTGTTGTAGACAATGCCATATTAAATACGGAGATAAAAAACAATATAAAGAGTTTTTAAAAGACATACACGCAAAGAATTATGGCAAAGGGTAACGAGAATAAAAACAAAATTAGCTTTGGTAAACGCAAAAGAGGTTCTGCAAAGAAGTCCTTTAATAAGCATACGCCAAGAGAAAAAGCTTATAGAGGTCAAGGCAGATGAGAAAACTAAATGCTATATGGCTTCTCCTAACCCACAAAGCTTACTTCCTTGCGGTATGTAAGACGGGTAAAAACGGAGACGATATGACCACGATAGGACACTACACCTATGCAATGGCAGAAACCCTAATTAACAAACATATAGCAGACGTAGATACATACCTCGACCAAGAAGATGCTTTAGACGAAGCAAACGATATAATAAACGGCATACTATGATACAAAACGTACCAATCAACACAGTAAAAGCAAACCCTAACAACCCCAGGATAATTAAGGATGATAAGTTTGCAAAGCTTGTAAAGTCAATTAATGAGTTCCCACAAATGCTAAACCTTAGACCTATCGTAGTTAATGACGATATGGTTGTGCTTGGTGGCAATATGAGATTAAAGGCTTGTAAGGAAGCAGGACTTAAAG